TATATTAGTTAGTTGAATCTATATATATTTCTTCAACGGATTTCCCACATATCTTACAAACTACATATTCATCATCGGCAAGATGTGATTTTATATGCTCAACAAACTTTTCAGCAGAATCTATTTTTATTTTAATCTGACTTGACTTCATAATCTCGGTACAAGTTGCAAAACAAATAGGATACAACAACCGTTGAAACCAATTTCTTTCAACAATCACACGATCAGCAGTATCATTGTGCCAAACTATGAAGCGTTCTTTTTTAAAAGGATTAAGCATTTTTATTTTCCTTTCATCTTTTCGATAACCCTATGATCAGGGTGCCGATAGTTTTTTAAAAATTCTGGCATTTTGGTAAGTTTGCCATTTTTTGTAGCCTGAATCCTTGTTCCAATATCTGGTTGGTTTGGAAAGGTATCTTGATATTCTTCAAGCAAGGAAGCCATTTGGTTCTGCCAATCATCGGGCATCGAGTGCATCAAAACTCTTGGAATAACTAAAAAACTGGCATAACTTAATTCAAACCATCCCCACAGTCTTTCTTTTCCATCATTGATGGTGCATTGATTTTGCCTGATGATTGATTTATCGCTGAAAATTTTCATTTCCTTTTCCTTGAAGTTCAATTTAATACATCACATTGTTATATTATTTGGTTGAATGGGGAGTGAACTCACCTTCCTCTGTGTTCGGTCACAGCAGTCATCCGTTCGTATCCTTCTCCCCACACAAAAGTGTAAGTATTACTACTTACTTAGTAACCCTTCTGGGTGCGCCGAAGCGTGAAGGGTGTTGTTAAGCTTAATAAAGCAAGCTCTTTCTAATTCCACCAAGTTTAACTTTGGAATTAAACTTACCTTTGTACTCCTCAATAGCCACATCTACATCAACTTCAATTCCAATCCAGATTCCCTCTTCTAATGCCTGAAGAATAACAGATGGAGTTGACATATCTATGTCGAGGATTTTACTGAACTCAGAAAGAGCATTAATTTTCCACTGGCGTTTTGTGGACTTTCCTGAAGGGGTCATCAGATCTTCATCGCCGGGCCTGGGCAGAGAATTAACATACATTACATAAGCCCCGTCGATAGGTGTTTCATCATCGGATAATACTCCCCCGTTGTCGTGCAAGCAGATACTCCAGATAATGCTACAGGTTGCGGGGACAAATGATACCTTTGTAACCACTCCGTGATAAGTACCATTTGGAACCAGCGGGTCAGCTTTATACTCGTCTTCTACGTTAAAGTTTAATCCACCGAGTGCACCTTCTTCTTCTGGATAATTGTCTTCTACTTCTACTTTTGCTGTACTTCCTTTAGCCATTTTAAATCTCCTACGTTTTGTTAGTTTTTTGGTTTTCGTGATAGTCTTGTTTGGTTAGTTCATTAGTTTTTTACTGTGCCTATATCACCTCCTTTGTGGTACTGGTTTAGCTTTCGGTTTTACTTTATCTCCAGTGAGATATGACATAACTTCAGTATAATCATTTTCAATAATATCAGGTAATAGGCGTTCTTTTCCTGAAGCCCGGCTTCTTCCATGATTTCTACCTATTGGGATAGTTTGAATAAAGAATTTGGTATCATTATTTACCTTTCTGGAAAAATGATAGTAAACTTCATCAAAGTACGCAGGGACATCTCCAGACAGCTTTCCAGTCAAGCTAGGTTCTACACCAATCACCGCTCCTGCGTCATCATGGATAGTGTCAAGATGAGCTATAAATACCAAGTTGCAGTTGAGATTCAGCATTTGACGAAGCTTACCTTCCATGAGATTCTTAACCATAGAATAGTGCACTTGCCACAAGGGGCCGTTGGTAGCAGAGCGTTTTGGGTCAAGTTGCAAAGCTTTTTCCATACAAAGATCTGTCATTGAGCTAAGGTTATCAATTATTACAGTTTTGTATTCTTCGGCTAGGATAGCTTTTTTAACTTGGACAAAATCTTGCTCGAATTTACCCCAGCCGCGGGCAGTAAGCTCATATTGTTCATAGTTGAAATCTTTTCCCCTGTACGAAAGAATCTCTTTTCCAAAGTCAAAGATAAAGCCGGGGGTTGGAAAAGACGAAGCGAATACTGATTTCCCTGTACCGGACTCTCCAACTGACATAATCTTTAACCATTCTGTGTTTATTGTAACGTCTTTAGCGTTTGGCATTTTCTTTATTCCTCCGAACTAACACAAAAAGTTTTTATTTTTTTGCATTTTTCTTTAAATTGTTTTCTTCGATAACTTGCTTTTAGTTTAAGTTCCTCAAGTTTTTCAACTATTTGTATAGCCTGATCAACCTGGATATGACTATAATGTTCAGGATCACAAGAAATATTATGTAAACAATTTCTGTGGAAATATTTTCTAAGACCTCCATAAATACCATAGCCATCAACATTACTTAAATTTGTATCTTTTTCATTACAAAGAACACATTTTTTAGTAAATGTAATAAACATTTTATTCCTCCTTAATTAGGTTAATATTATAACTAAAATAGTTTCGACTGTAAAGCAAATAGTAAATGTGGTGTATAAGATTGTTTCCATTTTAAACTCTCCATGGTCAAATTTTGACGTTTCTGTTTGGTTGCGGCGACCAGGAATCGAACCTGGCATTTGCGCTGGAACCATCCATAGCATCTCGCGAAGATAATCGCCGCATATTTCTTATTCATCCAAGACATTCCAATGATTCACATGAAAGCCTTCAAAATTCAACTCCTCGTATGGTTTATGCTGTTGACAAAGATTAAGATAAGAACACGCACCGTATTGGTGGCAGTTATCGAACGACTCCGGCCAGATGTTTTCTTTCAGCGACTGATAAATATCTCGTGCTGTACAGATAAATGAGAGTTTCCAAGCAGCAATATCCCCGGCAGTATAAATCTGCGGGATTCTCCGAAAGTCAAATCTAACCTTTCCATAATTTCCAGTTACCCTGGATTTAGTTGAACCAAGGTAGCCGAATGAACAAAGACAGCCTTGGGGTTCAAAGTCTAGGATTTTCTTACCTGCATAGGAATAACCAATAAGCTGCGGGGAGCGGTTGGCTTTTGCAATGACCTGATCCAGTCTCCACCCGGTAGTTTTAAAATCCAGCAACCACTTTACATTGTCCATCTTAACACACTGGTCAATTTTACCAGTAAAGATAACCGGAGGCAGTTTATGAAGAAGCTTTTCCTCGGTGGGATTTTCAGGTTCAATCGGACACTCAAATTTCTTTTCAGTATGTATGATTTCCAGGTATTGTTTATCTTCTATAAAGTAATCTACATACGCATTAAGCATATCTACAGCAGTATTGAAATTCTTATAGTCATCATAGAACTCTTTCTCTGCAGATTCTTTTATATAAGATTCATTACCCATAGTTAGACCAACGCTGATTGCTGACATTTGATCAGTAGGATTGGTGGGCCAGCCGTTTTCCTTAACCCAATTATGATAACCTTCTTGAATTGCATGCCAACAGGAGCCGTAACGTAAAGCTGTGGAACCGAAGTTAGATTGCCAACCTTCGATAATTTGTAAGAAGTATTTCTTTTTACACTGACAGTAAGTTGATCTACCGGAGTTGTCCAAATACAATATTTCTTTTTCCATTTTAGTTCTTCCTTTTTTGTTAAAAGGTTGTGTAGGGAGAATTTGGTTAGAAACTCTCCCTACGGGGTTTCGGAGTTAATAAGGTAGCGGAAAACTAACTCCGTGGGTTGCTTGGTTTAGGCTACAATACCAAGTTTTTTCAGAAGCTGAGCTGCCAATTCTTTCTCCTTACCATCAGGCATATCAGCAAATTTTCCAAGAATGGATTTCTTTGAAATCTTCTCAGCTGCGGGGGCACGAACAGACCAGTTACCTTCTGACAGACCAGTCCAGACTTTGTTCATGGCCGCAATTGCTTCTGCTCCCTTTTTACCGGCTGCAGAATCCCCGATTTTCTGGCTTAAACCAAAGGGACCTAAGAGGGCCTGGATGCCGTCTGGCAAAGTTGCAAAATCCAGGGAAAGAACTTCTCCTGTTTGACCTTCAGTGATTGTCAGAACAGTTCCATCAATTACCTTTTTGAGCCTTTTCTTTTTTGCTTTTGGAGCTGGTGTTTCTGCTGTTGTCTGTGGTTCATTCTTCGCCATGTTATTTTCCTCCTGAGTTTAATTGTGATGAAGAGATATTCTTCACCTTTGGTGCTTCTTTTCTTATAAGGTTGTTCTCTATATAAGCTTTTAGAATATTAGAAATATGTTCTCTTACTGGTATTTGCAGTTTAACAGCCTCCATTTTTAGTCTTGTGTAGAGAGTTTTGTTTAAATATGAGTTGAAGTATGAAATTGACATCTGGGTTCCTGTGTTATGTTTGTGTTTTATTATTACAATGATAATATCACATTTTTGCCAGGAAGTCAAGAAAAATATTCTAGTTTTAAAAATTATTTCCCAGGAAAATACTCATTTTCTTCACTTTCAGTCAAACCATTCAAAGCCTCTTCAATTTCCTTTCTGGACTTTTTATCCTTCACCATAAGCATTAATTGTCTTTCTCTATCGGGATCAATAGTAAGTTTAGACAATTCTCCGTTGGTGGACTTAAAAAAGGCTGTAAACGGGGCTCTGTATTTTCGCTCCAAAACCACATACTGCTTCATGTTTTTAAGTACTTTGTTTATAAACAGTTGTGAAGCGTGTACAGGTTTAAGATTTGAAAATAATTCTCTTTCTTTTTCCAGTGCAGTTGCTATATCATTCTGCTCAGATTTATTTGCTACCCGGATAAATATAGCTTCGTTTACTTCGAGTTTTCTAGCTTGGTTAAACCAGACTTTTGCTATTTCTGACATTTGGAAGTCTCCTTTAAAATATTTTAGTATACCCCGGGAGTTTGACTTTAACCTCAGCATACCCCGCAAGCACCTTTTTTCTAATCCATTGAACTTCTTTTTCTCCGCATTTAAACCAGGTTCCGATGGAATACACCTGAGTTGACGGGGCGTAGGATAAAAATCTATCTTCTTCTGGCTTGTATTGGAAATAGTTTGAGTGTATTTTTAGTAACATTTTAGACTCCTTCTTTTATTAGATAATAATAATGATCTACAAGTGATTCCCAGGATTTAAATTCATACCGAGAGCAGTCTGCGGTTTTAACTCCTGGTACAAGGGTAAGATAAAATTTTGCTTCTATTTCAGTTTCGTGACTATGTTGCCAGATACTGATTTCTATATTAACAGATACGTTGAGTTTTTTACTCAGATTTTGCACCATTGTTGGTATCTGGTGATATAGTGGTACTTTACTTCTACCTATTGTTTTCATCTTTCTCTTCCCCCGTTAGCTAACCACCACCAGTTTTTTAGTCTTCCCCACCCTGACCAATCTTTAAGTGCTAAAGCTGCTATACCGCTGAAAGTAAATATAATCACTACCCATACAGCAACTCCGGTAGCTTGTATAACAATTCTAATTGCCTCAAATAAGGTTTCCATTTTCTTCTCCTCTTTAAAGTTCTTTATAAAATCTGCGGAATATAGGCTGCCGCGGGGCAGCTATTGAGCCGTATTGTTGATACTTAAAAGTTACAATTTTTCCAAGGAACTCTTCTTGGTTATTCCAGATGTCTAGCTTTTCCGAGTCGTTAAGTTTACCAGTACAGTTAAACGGTTTGTTCCAGAATGGGCACTGCAAGATAAAACTCCCCAGCGTGCCGGCACCTACCTTTAAATCTTTATTCGAGGCTCTTTTCATAAGCCCCATTTCATCCTCAACCTGTGGATTAAAGTTAGTCATTTTCTCGTTGAAGCCTATAATCACAGCTTCTGCATCGGTAAGAGGTTTTCGTTTGAAAATATTCATCTCTTTGAATGTGGCTCTACCGGCTTTGTAGGTAGATTTTAAGGATCGAATCATAGCCCCTTCGTAGTTATCAGCTACGCATTGGTTAGTGTATTCGATTACCTCTTCTTTGTCATATAGCGGAGTTTGAGGAAGAATTACAACTCTTGGTAAAAGGTAGTCTTTTTTATCGGCTAAAAGCCACCGCTGTGCATAAGACTGATCCGGATTTAGAAAGTTATCAAAGGTATAGAAGGTGAAATCCGGCTGACCGTATTTTCTACGTAAAGGCCCCGTGGACTTATTAAAGGCATCCTTGTCATTTGGTTCTCCAAGTACCAATTCACCGTCTAAGCCGTTTAACCTTGGATCTGATAGAGTTTCAAATACATACGGGTTAGGTTGAGGTTTCATAGAGCTGGTTCGCGGGGTTCCATCTATTAAACAACGGAAGCCGTCTATTTTTGGTGAGCCTAATACTGGATAAGGTAATAAATACAATTGACTATCTTCAATACTAAGTGTTGGTGCTTTTAAACAGCGTTTTAACATAATATTTCCTTTTCTTTATCTAAAATTTTAGTCGCGTTAATAAATAACTGCTCATATTCTTCTGGGTCAACCAGTGCTACTTGTCCCTGAGTCAATTCTATCTCTTTCATTTTCTCTCCTACATTTTTCCATTACTGCAAAACGTATAAATTCTTGCATTTCCATTCCAAGTTCTGCTATTGTTTTCTTTACTTCTTTAAACTGTTCTGAATTTAAAGTACTATGTATATGCCTTGTAGTCATTATATTCTCCTATTTGGTTATATGATTATAATACCATATGATTATACAGATAGCAAGTTATTTATGGTATCTAACAAAAATAAATTATAGTTGTTTAATTCTCCTTTTTTACTATGGTGAAACCTCGATCAAAATAGTTCATATTTAATCCTTCAAGTGTTTTTACAGGTGAAACAGTATGTAAAGACTCACCTGTTTCTGTATTAACAAGATCAAAATCTGTAGTAACAATATAAGTATAATCTCTTTTCACTCTCATCCCAGGGTACAATAAAGTTTCTTTTTTATTCTTAACTATCGCTCCGGGGAAATGTCGCTCCATCCAGTCAAGATTATTTAAAAGTGTAGGGAAGGATGAAAGGTTTGCTTCAGTTGTCCATGTAGGGTTTTCTAATTCAGCTGCTGTACCATATTTATGCCTTTTAACCTCTTGTGTTAGCTTTAAAAACTCGTTTACGCTGGGATTTTCAGCTGCAATGTCATAAAGACTAAATGGTTTTACAACTCTATACTTTTCGAGTTCTTTGGGTTTTTCAGGTTCTCTTTCTACCTTTTCTATTCTATCTTGGCAATTAATAAACTGTTCAGTATACCTATCAAAACTTGTAGTACAGTGATTTAGTTTACTACTATCATAATGCTCGCAGTTTATATTATAGCACTTTCTTATTTCAGTCATTTTTCTTCTCCTTCACTTTTAAAATCTTATAATTGTTAGAACCATAATTAACTTTATTTCGCACTGAAACCAAGCTTACAAAAAGCTTTCTGCTTAGCTGTGACATAGCGTTTTGAAGGGCATTTTGCTTAGTTCGAGTTGAGGTATAAAAACTATGGTTCTCCCCGTACCAGTTAATTGTAACTTTATACTTGGATTTTTCAACCATTAGTGATTCTCCTTCCACTTAAGATTAAAAACTCCCGGGTAAAAGATTCTTTCGAAGCCTTTTCTTACCACCAGTATCTTACCGGTAGAACTTGACTTATGAGGCGGGAACCCGCTTTTATAGGTAAACTTCTGTCCGTCTGCAGATTTTAAAACTTCATTAACTTTAACCTCCCTACCCCCGTCTTTATGTACTAAAACCCATCTTACTGTCCAGCCGTTCATTTTAAGCCTCCTTTGTTTTCTTTTTGTATCTTTTTAAAGATTCAACTCTGTTTAGTTTAAAGTCCAGTCGGTTGAGCTGATCCAGGGCTAAAAGCAGGGAAATTCTCTCATTTGGTAAGGTGGATTCAGATAGAACCAGTTTTGTAATAGCAGTCTTGGTTCTGGTCAGAGTACCGGCGTTGTGGAATAGTCTTTCAAATGACCATTTCTGTGTGATAGTTTGAACTTTTTTCTTTTTGTACGGGTTTTTCCAGATTGTTACCATTTTTTACCTCCTTTAATAATTATCATAAATTGTTCTTGCGTGTTCAAAGCAGAGTGTATCCAAGTTGTCCTTTCCAAATTCGGCTATGAACATTTCTACTTGAACCGGGGTGAACTCTTTGTCAAAAAGAGAAATGGAAATAATTTCTACCTCGGCGTCATAGCCTGGGAAGTCGTAGCTCCGGGGCTCCCCTTCGTGAATTACATAGTCTATGGTTAATGGAAGCTCTATGTTGGTTTCTAATTCAGACATTGTCTATTCTCCCTTTTTTCTTCTTCTTCTTTTTCAATCAAAAGTACGAACTTTACAAGTGTAGAGGCTAAAATCATTTCATTTTTTATACTGTGTGAAGATAGTATACAGCCCAAGGTTGCAAAAATTCTGGTATGGTGCTCAACCCCGGCTTCAGTTGAAAAATCGCATAGGTTAAATAAAACATCATGTACGCTTTTTAAATATTCTGTTGCTTCTTTTTCTGTGGTTATCATTTTAAGCCTCCTTTAAATACAAAATTCATGCGGATCAAAAGGAACAAATATTTTAGTAATAAATAATATTTTAGTAAAAATTTTATGCTCCTTTTTAATTCTATTTTCACAAATTAACTTATTAGAATTACACTGCGGAGATAATAAAGAGTTATAAAAATAAATATTATTTTCATCGTCAGCTAACCAATACTTATCTCGGTAAACTCTAAAAAATTCTCCTTTATCTGGAATTGCTTTTAATTCGTTTGCTTGTCTTTTTATTAAATATCTTTCCATTTTAAATCCCTTTAAATAAAAAGTTTATCAAAACATTTTTCACAAAGCCCGGAGATTTTAAACTCTTTTCTTCCGGCGACTGAATAACAATTTGGTATTGCAAGTTCTTTGCAACTAATACAGAAACCCTTATCCCGGTTCCGTTGAGCGTGTTTACCATAGGCTTTTTCTTGCGTTTCTTCTTTAAACTTTTGTAGGTTTGACATGTTAAGTCTCCTTTATTGGTTGTTGAAATGGTCAAAATTTGACCTTTCTCTGTTCTAATTCAGCTTCAATAAAACCAACAATTTGTTTATTGGTATTAAGTCTTTCTTCCACTGATCCACCGGAATAAGACAGAATGTTTGTTAAAAGAGCTGCTTCACATATTGTGATGTCTTTTAGTGAATCCTCTCTATCTTTTAACAATTCTTCTGTTGATATGTTAGTGATTTTTGTCATCTTTCCTCCTACCCCAAGGGTGCTTTTTGTTTAAGCAAGTGATTCGGGGTTTTATGTTTTGAGTAACTTGGTGGTATGTACTTCCAGTTTGACGGCCAAACGCTTTCAAACCGGGTCTGGGTATTTTGGTAATAGCCCTGCCAGGTATACCCGATAAAGGTAAATGTAAGGGCTATTATAAGATAAGTTAGTAAAGTTTTCATCTTTTTCCTTTAAGCTGGCGGTAAAAGGTTTCTTTTTACTTTCAAACCTAATCTAACTCTTTTAGCTCTTTGCCGATGATCTATATAGTGACCTCGCCCGGCTTCTTTATCTTTCCAGTGGGTATAACAAAGAGTATTCGGATTTTGTTTCTCGGTAAGT